CGTTATGTGGCACCTTTAGATCTGAATGTTATTAAGGAGACCCCTATGTGGATCCGTAAGTGTGCAGATAGTGAGCTTCAAACATTTAATAACCTCGAATTTAGCTTAAGAGAATTGTCCTTGCATAGTCAAGAGGAGTGGGATCGATTAGCTCCACTCCTCCTCCGCTTGTGTGAAGAAGAATGTAACCTAGTTAGTAAGTTTTCGAACAGGTTGGCCACTCTCCTGTTCGTTGTAAATAATTTAGAGTGCCAAGCTTCCAGTGTGATCTTTAGTTGTAATAGTAAAAATGTGGAATGTGAATCTCAACTAACTGCTGCTGGAGGGACGTCTGTGGCTATTCAGCCTTACCCCACAAGATCTGACGAGGCAGCCCCTCATAATCTAGTGGACTCCACTAGGCCCATAAGTGTAGGTGCACTGTGGGCTGAAGCCAACTCACCTGCTGAATCTCAAATTAATGAAATCAAAGATTCTCAGTATGAATCTCAACCCCAATTAGACAGTGTTGAACAAATCACTGCGTTCGAGAATGACATGAGCGTCGTTAGTCAAGATATGCCAATGTATACTCCCCTTGATGCGGGTATCACAGATGTGCAGACAGACCAGCGTGCTCATTCCATCATTTCGTTTTTAAAACGGCCAATAGTGCTCCGCGAATTTTCGTGGGATTCCGCTATGGTTCGTAACGCAGATGTATTTGACGCAATTCGTGTTCCTTTAGATATGTTAGTTTCCCAATTTAAAGATAAGTTAGATAATTTCTCTTCATTTAGGGCTACAGCCGTTATCACTGTACAGTTTCAAACACAACCATTTCAAGCTGGACGATTTTTAATGGCGGCTATTCCGCTACCGGATCTGATAGGAGGTAGAATTAAGTTTGTTGAACGTCTGTCGAATCTCACTTTGTTAAATCACGTCCAGTGTGACTTAGCAAAGCAAACAGAGTGCACTTTACGTGTGCCCTATACCTCCCCGTTAATTGCGTTCGACCTTGTTCGTACACAATATAACTGGGCCACTGTCGTTGGAAAGGTATATTCACCGGTCTCATCCGTAGGTACAACCTCCGTAGACGGGATAGTGTATGTACACTTTGAAGACGTACAGTTAGGAGCCCCATCCTCGCAGCATATCGGTGCTTTAGTGCCGACTACCACTCCGTCGATGGAAGCTCAGGCAGG